ATGTAGGTGATGCCGGGACGGATACGGATGTACCAGTGGTACTTCCAATCGCTTCCGTGGTGTTCGACTTTGAGTTCGGCATCAGTGCGATAGCCGACGATGATGAACTTGGGCAGACCGCCGATGATGTAATCGGCATCCATAAGACGAGGCTTTACAGGGATACCCGCAAAGGAGACGTTGCCACCTTCAAGCAGCAGGCGGTCTCCGGCTCCGGTCTCACGCTTGGCGAGTTCGGCCCGGATGCGGATCAGGTCTTTATGACTGACGTAGAACTTGAAGTTCTCCTGCTCTTCCAGCATCTCATCAGAGAAGGCCAGGAGAGCAGCTTCAAAGCGCTTCGCCCAGTCGGTATAGGTGGCCTTGGAGAGGTTGGTAATGTCAGTGGCAGTAGTTGCCAGTTTAATCACTCCATCCAGAGCCTTGATCTTGGCAGTGGCAGAGGCTCTATCACCCTTGAAGAGCAGCATGCGGATGGCTTTCTCGGTCTTCTTGGCGATATGGTTCTCCACATAGGCTCCGAAGGCATCTTCACCGTACTTGTCCTTGTAGAACTCGACCACATCCCTTCCCAGAGTGAACTCGGCATTGAGTATCCCGGTGGGGACAGAGAGATCGGCAGTAGATACGTTCTGAGCCGTAAGTGCGCCATCGAGGGAGTTCTTAAAGACCAGGTCATCGATCAGGCCGACGTCGATCTTCTCGTCTTTTAGCAGTGGAAGAACCGAGATATCCGAGAGAGTATCTCCCGGCTGGCTGCCGATCACCTCATCGATAAACAGAGAGGTGGTATTGGCAGTGAGGATGTTCATGGCTTTGCCGGAGTCCACATCGGAGATGCCTTTGTAGATCTCACGATGGCTGGCCTTGACTATGATCTTGTTGCCATCTATGCTAACTTCCCGATCAGTGGTCTGCTGGTTGCTGTCCGGCTCTCCAGGAATGCTTTTGGAAATGGCTCTGCTCATAGTGACGGAGAGGTCTTTGAGGCTCTTCTCGATGCTTTTTACCGCATCAGATACCAGCGCTGATTCATTATTTTTTTCAAGTTCGGTAATGCGGCTGGTGATGCTATTGATCCCTTTCTGCAGCTCTGAGTTGTTGTTCTGCTCCGCTACCTTGCGTAAGTTGTTGAGTTCATTCTTGATCTCAGTTAAACTTGCTTCCGCACTGCGGTAGTCATCAGCTCGTCCGTAGATGGAGACACCATTGAACTCCCCTTTCTCGACCTTCTGCCAGAGCTCGGAGTTGAGATCTTCGCACTTCAAGACCTGGACCCAGGCTCCCACCTTGGTATCGGGGAAATGCTCCCGGTCACTGGTCTTGAGGATGTAATTCTCGACCACGGTAAACTCAGGCACCTGTTGCATGTTGTGATTGACATCACACTTGCCTACCAGGCCATGCTTGGCGAAGTGATCACAGGCCTTCTGTATCTCGTCTCGGGTGTAGTAATCGCCCTGCGAGTCGTGGATGTTGGGCTCCATCAGGGTGACGAACAGCCGTCCCTGGGTGCCGCTTGTTTCACTCTTGAACTTGGTGGAGTTGATTTTGTGCTCAAAACTTCTGCCATTGGCATTCTTGACCACAAAGCCCTTCTGATTGGCGGGAGTCATCTCATCGAAGAGAAGCGAGACTAACTCTACTTCCACATTGCGAAGTTCTCCCTTGAGAATGGTGCGTTTACGATTCACGCTACCTCCTTTGGTATTCTTAAGTGGTTGATTGTTAATATGGGTAAAATACAAAACTATGCTCCGAAATTACGAGTCTGCATGAAGAGCTGTTCATCAGCGGTCTGCAGCACTTCGGTCAGGTTGCCAAAGTTGAAGTCCTCCGGCTTTACGTTCCAGCCGAAGTCGAAGTTGAACTCGTTCGCCAGAGCCAAAGCCAGGCGGTTCTGGAGCGGTCTGACTACGAACTGGTAGAACATCCGCATATCGCTACTATTATCCCCACCCAGCTGACCTGGGATAAGCTGTGAGACGATCCTTGCCGGGACCCGGTGATAAGCCAGGATACCTTCCCGCAGGTCTTTCTTAAGTCCAAGGAAGCCACCTTCCCGGTCTTGTTGACGGAGTGGTTCGAGGCGTATCTTCACGTCCCGACTCTCACTCTCGATCAGCACCGTGGAGTGGCTCTTGGCATTGCCTTTGACTTCAGTGAGTGCCTTCTCGATCTCGGTATAGGCATCGGTGAGAACTTCATTGCCCTGCTCATCAGTGACAGTTCCGTCTCTTAATGTGCCACCTTCCACAATCACGAAGTAGTCGATCATCAGACCGTTCTTAAAGTTGTTGTAATCAAAGGTCTTGATTTCACCCAAGATCTCGATGTTGATGGCTATGGGCAGGCAGGCCAGGCCCCAGGCGTTTGATCTATGTGTGGACTTTTTCACGTGGATGATGTCCTCGTAGGCGAAGTCCTTCTTCTGGTTGTTTTTTACCTGGATGTAGTTGGGCTTGAAGAAGCCGAACTCGTCGTAGTTCTCCACGATCTGCACTTCAGAGGGCAGCATCCGTTCCAGTCCCATCCACTGGCCTTGGGCGTTCCGCATCTTGATCAGGAAGCCGTTACCACAGGCCAGATAGAACTTCATCAGTTCTGCCAGGATGGTGGTCTGGTCTTCACAAGCAGGGAACTCGGCATCAACCATCCAGGCCTTGACCTGGCTGTTCTTACAGTCGAACTGCATGATGGTAGCCATAGTCAGGGCATCGATGCAGCCACTGTGGTACTCGTCTATATCCAAGAGATTGAGCAGCTTGCTCATGGAGTAGGGCTGTGAGACCACTTTCTTGGTTTCAGCAGCCTTGGATACCAACTGCTTACCGACCCTATGATACTTGGATAGATCTATTGGTTCAGGTTTGTATTTACTCTCCAGCAGATCAGATGCAGAACTGATCGCCAAGTTATAACCACCCAATCGCATCACTCTCATGCTCCTGCTCCGGTTCCGGATTTCAATAGATCTATCTTGGCTATCCTGACCAGGCGGGTGCCGTCTATTCTGCTGGTATAGTATTCCACACTGGGCAGGTCCCTGTTCATCAGCTTGATGTAGATAGATCTGAACTTCTCCTTGAGTGAGTAAAGTTCAGAGTCCGGATCGGATGAATTTTGGGCATTGACGATCAGAAAGACCGTCCAAGCGATATCAGTATCTACATACTGTCGAGAAGTGCCATGCTTGCCTGTCTCGGAATCGAGGATCAGGATGGCACAAGGTAATTGTTTAGGTATGGCATCTTTGTTGTATAGTATCTCGGTAACTCCCGCAAGTTTCAATGACTCCGAGATGCGGCTGCGTTCGGCTTGATACTTATCAACTGCAGTCACAGGTCTACCTCTATATCGTTCAATTGCTGATAGATCCATTGCTCCCGGTTAGCTATGACAGAAGCGAATACATTTCTGGCAGCTATGCCTTCCCGCTTGATCTTGCCCCGGATGAGATAAGCGATCTCGGCTACGGTCAGAGCTTTCCCTGTCTCTTTATCAGTCCAAGACAGGTGCTTGCGTTCGACCCATGCTATAAGAGGAGCAATCGGAGTCCAGGAAGGCACTTTACCGCCTAAAACAAATGGTTCGTGTTTAACATTGGAGCCCACTCTCAGGATCATGGCTGTAGCTGTGGTTTGGAGTAGATAGCCGGTATTGCCATAGAAGTCACCTTTATCATAGATCTGCTGTGCCAGTATCTCCTTGCGGGACTCGGCATCAATCACCGAGCCGATCAGGTGCAAGCGGCTTTCCAGAGCGGCATAGATAGCCCGGTAAACTTCTATCATAATCTCATCGAATGAGGAGTTCTGCTCAGGCACTTGCACTCCAGCATTCTATTACAAAAACAAAAATATCTGCGTAAATCTGTATAATCTGCGTCATCTGCGAGCTATTCATTTCAGATCACTCCCACCCGGATAGCACGAGGTTGTCTGGGCTTGAGTTCGTTCAAGCGATCCAGACCAGCTTGGTTGAGATAGGAACTCAAAACGGTCAAAGCTCTCAGTTCAAGATTGATCTTAAAGGAGTCTATTTCGCTACCCGTGAGCAGTTCGGTGGCTGACTGGTCTAATCCTACGGTCTTGACGATTCCCTCGCCCAAGGTCTTCAAATTGAGAAACTCAGCTGTTGAGTGCAGCATCAGAAAACAGAACCCAAAACGAAAAGAAATGAGAAATGGCTCCTCTTCCGTTAGGTCATCGTGAGTTGCATGATCGTAGTGCTCCTGTAGAACCAGTGAGTGGATCATCTCCAGCACCAAGCCCTGATGCTCCTTGAAAATGCTGTTGTTAGCCATCTCCTTGGGTAGGTTAAGAATAGCAAGCATGGCATTGGTTTCGACCGGGATAGCTATCACTGACCTTTCCTCATCATCTCTGAGAGCTCTATTGCTCTCTTTCCCACTTGTTTCGCCCACTTGGAAGCCAGCATTCCATTGGCAGCCCGTTCCCAGTCTCCGGCAGCAATGAAGGTCAGGGTGTTGTTGAATTCCAACAGTCCGGATATCCCCAGATTGAAGCACATGTTCAGCAATACGGACTTGCGGACTTCATCCAGAGCATTGTAGATCTCAGGAATCTCATCGATCAGCGATTGATCACAGTCCTGGATATCATTCTCCAAGAGTATATAAGCTTCCTTCTGGGAGATACCACAATCATCGAGATTGCGACCATAACCGATGGTCAGCTTACCTGCCGTACAGCGATACGGCTTGAGCCGCAGACCTTCATGTCTGACTAATTGTTCTTTGATTCGGTTCATCAACGCTTCGGTCATATTATCTCCTTGGTTCCGATGTGATCATAGATCCAGAGCCAGGAAAGCACTACCCTGTCCGCTGACAAATCAGGATGAGCAAAGATGAGACAGATTTTTTGATTGACAAAAAAACGATATGACAAATACATATTAATAAGCAAATAGTACATAGGGGGATGGATGCTATTCCTCAAAAAATATCCTCTGAGATCGAGGTTTTACAATGAAAATCCTCGATAATAGGACAGGTAGCAGGATTGGAGACATTTTAGTGAAAGGTGTATCTCAAAACGCTTCTGTCTCTATGGTTTGTAGCCAGGTTTCTGTATTTATGTTAGCAGAACTGGCAAGGTATTGGAGAAAGAGCACAAAGGTTAGATTAATACTACCGAATTTGTCAGACAATATTGTGAGAAGTATAACTGATATTCCTTCTGAACGAACCTATAGAAATTCTCTTGGAACTGGACAAATAGCGAAAGAACTTTATAAGTGGGTTCTTGACCAATGCGAGATTAAAGCATCCCGATTACCAATCAACCAGAACCTATATCACATTAAGAACTTAGGTTCCAAGTCCCTAGCAATTCACGGAAGCGCAACTTTAACATATGAGGGTATGGGCTTTGTAGCACAAAGCACCTACACCTTAAACTCATTATGTGATATAGAGGATGAAACACAGCCACTACTTGATTGGTTTGAGAGCTTGTGGCAAAATCCCAATATCACATTTGACTATAAATCTGCTTTTCTCGATGGAATAAGTAAATTATTTCAGAACTATGCACCTACAATACCGTACTATCTGACTCTTTCAGGATTGTTTGAAAGGACACATGGCGAGTTCAGTGAAGATCAGATCATTAAAGCCAAAACTGGCATAAAAGACAAGGAAATTTGGAAAAAGCTATATAAGTTTCAAAGCGATGGAGTGCTTGGAGCTATAGAAAAAATTGAGCGATATAATGGCTGCATTATAGCCGATAGCGTGGGATTGGGGAAAACATTTGAAGCATTGGCGATCATAAAATACTATGAGCTTCGCAACGATAGGGTTTTAGTTTTATGCTCGAAGAAACTAAAGGATAACTGGACTATTTATACAGTTAACGATAAGCGCAATTTGCTATTAGCTGACCGTTTTAATTATGATGTGTTGTGCTTCTCCGATCTGACCAGAACCAAAGGAAGATCAGGAGAAATAAATCTTGAAACAGTCAATTGGGGTAACTATGACTTGGTGGTCATAGATGAATCTCATAATTTCAGAAACAATCCACCTCGCAGGAACGGACTCACACGATACTCCCGGTTAATGAAAGAGATCATTCAATCAGGAGTTAAAACTAAGGTTTTGATGCTATCTGCAACACCAGTTAATAGCCGCATGAATGACTTGAAAAATCAAGTGGCTTTTATCAATGCTGGTTTGGATGATGCCCTGTATGACGTAGGTATAGCAAGCATTGAGCAAACCCTAAAACATGCTCAGACTAAGTTCAATGCCTGGTTACGCTTGGATGATAACAAGCGCACTACTAATTCTCTTTTAAGCACATTGAACTATGACTATTTCAAACTCCTGGATACTCTCACCATTGCCAGATCTCGGAAACATATCACCAAATACTATCATGGGAGCGAGCTTAACAGATTTCCTGAAAGATTGACGCCCATTAATGTCAAAGCAGATATAGATCTCAGGGACGAGTTTCCACCGCTGCGTGAGATTAATCGGGATATTCGCAAGCTTCATCTAAGCGCCTATGCTCCCCTAAAATACGTTTTACCAGTAAAACTTGAGGAATACGAACGCAAATATGACCTGCAATTATCTCAAGGTTCTGTGTTCCGCCAAATAGATCGTGAAGAAAGCTTGATATATCTGATGCGGGTAAACCTCTTCAAACGCATGGAAAGTTCTATACACTCCTTTGCTATAACTATTGAAAATCTGCTTAAGGAAGTTCGAATCATCCTGGACAAGATAGATAAACATGACGATGCGAACGTTGAAGAACTGGATATAGAGCATTTGGAGATCGAATCCGAGGAATTTACCCCCTATCTAATTGGGAATAAGATAAAAGTTCTCATTAAAGACGTAGATAAAATCAAATGGAAGCAAGAGCTACAGGAAGATGAATCACGTCTAACCAAGCTCTTGAGAGAATCCAGATTGGTTATTGCCTCCCGGGACGCAAAGTTATTTGAACTCAAGAAGATCATATCAGGAAAGATTAACAACCCTATCAATCCATCCAACAGAAAAGTTTTAATCTTCACTGCATTTGCGGATACAGCATCCTACTTATATGCAAACTTATCTGAGTGGGCATTATTCGAACATAACATTCACACGGCATTGGTAACAGGAAGCGACGAGAACAAAACCACTTTACCAAAAATACGGAAAGACCTGGCTACTATACTTACGAACTTTTCACCCATATCCAAAGAACGACAGAAAATATTCCCGGATCAAATAGCAGAAATTGATCTATTGATCGGCACTGATTGCATATCAGAAGGACAAAACTTGCAGGACTGTGATTATGTGGTAAACTACGATATCCACTGGAATCCGGTCAGAATCATTCAGAGGTTCGGCAGAATTGACAGATTGGGATCGCACAACAAGGTGATCCAATTAGTGAATTTCTGGCCAAACCTGGAACTGGAGGAATACATCAATCTGGAAGCAAGGGTCTCAGGCAGGATGGTGCTGCTGGATATATCAGCTACTGGTGAAGAGAATATTATTGAATACACTGACTCCGAAAAAATGAACGATTTGGAGTACAGGCGTAAGCAACTGGAACAATTACAACACCAAGTACTTGATCTTGAGGACCTCGGTGGAAGTATTTCCATAACTGATATGACTTTTAGTGAATTCCGTTCAGATCTATTGGAGTTCTCCAAACAAGGAGATATGGTTCTAAAAAACAGTCATCTAGGTTTAATGGCTGTGGCGAGAAAAGATGATCTCTCTGGTAACGATATCGAGCCAGGGGCAATTTTCTGCTTAAAAGCTGATAAATTCACTCCCTCTTCTGCCAGTATGTTCGCTATGGAACCCTACTACATTGTTTATATAACAGATCAAGGTAATCTTAAGTACGAGGTAAACCAAGTAAAACAAGTAATGGACTCGTTTAAAAAACTGACCTTGGGAAGAACGCAGGCTGATCCAGAGGCAATAGAGCTGTTCAACCGAAAAACAAACAATGCTAAAGACATGAGCCTCTATGAGAGTCTTCTTGGCAAAGCTATTGCAGCAATCTCCGGAACTACTGAAGAACAAGGGGTTGAAAGCCTATTTCACAGAGGTGGGACGATTGCTATGAATAATGGATTCAAAGGTATCGAAGATTTCGAAGTGGTAACTTTTCTTGTGATCGTATGAAAACACATACTAAAAAACTACCCACTAACATTAGTCTTGAAGATTGCCTGGGCTTGCTTAGAATTCCCCAAGAGTGCTATGTGGGAAAGAGAATATTTAAAAAACTCTTTTATGATAATGCAAGGTTTAACTCCTCTGACAAAAAAGCTTTTCAAGAGCATTTGGATTATGTCACCTGGCTATATGCCTTGAAACCTGATAACATCGGCATTAAGGGCTACGCAGACCAAGAAAGAGAATATCTGGAAACTTCAGTCCTGATGGTACAATTAAAAGAGAGTAAATCTGCTGAACGCTTGATAAACCTTATACATAGGGCAATCCCCTACCCTTTGCTCCTTATCTGCCGTTTTCAGGAAGCAGTTATGCTCAGCATTGCCCTCAAGCGCTTTAATCTCGCCGAAAAAGGTGCAATCGTGGCTGAGGAATTGCTCAGTAGCGGATGGATCAACCTGAATGCTGTCTCTCCAAATGAAATGACCTTCCTGAAAAGCCTGGCGATTGATGATCGTAGATACTTGAACTTCCTGGAATTGTACCAAGGATGGGAGGCATCCTTTATCGCTTATGCTTGCTCCAAGCATAGCGGTAATTTGAAAATTGAATACTGCCACAATGTAGAGAGAAAAGAGTTGCTTGACAAGTGTCTATACTTGCAATCAGAGATCAATAGCTTGCGGTCCAAAATCAAAAAAGAAACCCAGATGAATAAAAAGATAGAGCTCAATACTAAAATCAACGAGCTAAAACTTCAATACAACGAATGCGTAAAAAAACTTTAGAGAGGTATAGACATGGAAAAATTAGATGAGAACTTCGGGAAAAGCGAAGACATAATAGCCAACAACATAAAGCAACTTAAACAGCTCTTTCCGGAGGCCTTTACCGAGGGAAAAATTGATTTTGAGGTCTTAAAACAATTATTGGGCGAAAACATCGATACCAATGAGGAAAAGTATGGTCTTAACTGGTTTGGCAAGAAAAAAGCTCGTCAATTTGCTCTTACCCCAAGTTTGGGAACATTGAGACCCTGCCCTGAAGATAGTGTGGATTGGGACTCAACTAAGAATGTAATAATTGAGGGAGATAATCTTGAAGTTTTGAAACTCCTGCAAAAAAACTTAAACGGGAAAATAAAGCTTATCTATATAGATCCTCCCTATAACACCGGTTTCGATTTCGTTTACCCAGACAACTATAAGGATAACATCAAAAACTACTTAGTTTTAACCTCCCAAGTCGAAGACAAGAAGAAGATATCAAGCAATACTGAAGCAAGTGGAAGATTTCATACTCAATGGCTGAATATGATGTATCCAAGATTAATCTTAGCACGAAATCTATTAAGCAAAGACGGAGCAATATTGATTAGCATTGACGAGAATGAAATTGCTAACATGCTGGCAATATGCAACGAAATTTTTGGTGAAGAGAATTTCGTTGAGTGTCTTGTATATGAAAAAAAAGCTGCTCCCAAAGGGGTCCCACCAGTAAATATGGTCGTAGGAGTTCATGAGTACATACTATGCTATTCAAAATCATCAGATTTTAAATTCATTGGGACTCTTAGGAGTCAGAATGGGTTTAGTAATCCAGACAATGACCCAAGGGGACCTTGGCGAAACACGAATTTAAAAAGTACGGTAAAAGATAAATCTACGGCTTTTACTATAATTGATCCTGTTACTAGCAATGAATTCACAGATACATGGGCATTCTCAAAGACCGAAATCGATAAATTGATACAAGAGAAGAAGCTGATATTCCCACGTACTTCTGATGGGCAGGTAAGAATGAAAGAATTTTTCTCTGAGTTCGAATCACCATACATACCAATAAAATCATCCCTTGGCTTGTATGATGCACAAAAGAACACTGAAATGCTGGTTAGGCTAATGGGAGAGAAAGTTTTTTTGAATCCTAAGAGTCTGGACCTAATGAAAACTATAGTATCAATCACTACAAGCGATGATGATATTGTGATGGACTTTTTTGCGGGTATTGGGACTACAGGGCACGCGGTGTTAGAACAAAATGCTATAGATCATGGAAAGCGAAGGTTTATTCTTGTTCAACTTCCAGAATTGCTTGATATTAATGATAAAAACCAGAAGTCTGCAGCGGAATATTGTGCTAGATTAAATAAACCAATGAGAATCACTGAGCTAACTAAAGAAAGAGTCAGACGCTCATCCAAGTTGATTCTCAAAGAATATGAAAACTATACAGGGGATTTAGGTTTTCGAGTGTTTAAACTAAGTTCTACAAATATTAAACCATGGGACCCTTCTATATCAGAAATTGAAACTACAATAGATGAATACATAGATCATATAAAATCTGATAGATCAGAGCAGGATATATTATTCGAGCTCTTGCTAAAACTTGGATTAGATTTAGCAGTGCAGATAGAAAGCAGAGATATCGCCAATAAGCAAGTTTATAACATTGGCTATGGAGTATTGCTAGTATGTCTTGCAACAAACATAGCTAACGCAGAGATTGAACCTTTATCGCTGGGTATGATTGAATGGATAAAAGAGCAGAATCCTGATGCAGAAACTATGATTGTATTCCGTGATTCTGCTTTTGCAGATGATGTTGCCAAGACGAACATCACAGCCATCTTCAATCAATATGGGCTTTCCAATATCCGCAGTTTGTAGGGGTGAATATGAAGCTACATTTTGAGCCAAATCTGCAGTTTCAGCTTGATGCCATCGAAGCAGTTTGTGACCTGTTCAGGGGGCAAGAGAGCTGCCGTTCAGAATTTACAGTAACCTTGCCAAACAAAGAACAGACAGATTATCTTTTACAATCAGATAATATCGGCATAGGCAATAAACTCCAATTATTGGATGATGAGATATTGGCAAACCTAAGACAAATTCAACTACGAAACGGCTTAAGACCAGATGATACTCTCCAGTCTATGAATTTCACAGTGGAAATGGAAACAGGGACAGGAAAAACTTATGTGTATATTAGAACCATTCTGGAGTTAAATAAGCGTTTCGATTTCAATAAGTTCGTGATTGTTGTACCTTCTATTGCTATCAAAGAGGGGGTTTACAAATCATTTCAGATCACTCAGGATCACCTACGCTCGTTATATGCTAACGAACCTTACGAATATTTCTTATACGACTCAGCGAAACTTGGGCAGGTAAGGAACTTCGCGACCAGTAGTTCTATCCAGATTATGGTGGTTACTGTAGGCGCAATCAATAAGAAGGACGTAAACAATCTATACAAAGAAACCGAGAAGATCAATGGCGAGAAGCCGATTGACTTGATTAAACAAACAAATCCTATCATCATAGTCGATGAGCCGCAGAGCGTGGATGGTGGTTTAGAAGGCAGGGGCAAAGAAGCTCTGTCAGCTATGAATCCATTATGTACATTACGGTATTCAGCCACTCATGTGGAAAAGCACCACATGGTGTATCGGTTGGATGCTGTTGATGCTTATGAGCAGAAACTGGTAAAACAGATAGAGGTGGCTTCGGCAGCTATCATTGGTGATCATAATAAGCCATACCTAAAAGTCTTATCGGTATCAAATAAACGCAATGTTATTCAAGCAAAGGTGGAATTGGATGTTCAGCAAGGTCCGAAAGTGGTCCGTAAAGAGCTATTTGTGCAGGACGGTGACAATCTGGAACTGGTAACCAACAGAGCTGTATATGAAAACTGCCTGATAGGGGAGATAAACTGCAGCAAGGGCAGAGAGTTTGTTGAAATCAGGTTTCCCGGCATCAATCAGAATCTGGCAATCGGCGATAGTTATGGTGGAGTTGATGACAAATCCCTGGCGAGGTTGATGATCCGCCGGACGATTAAAGAGCACCTGGATAAGGAGCTGAGGTTGAAAAATGAAGAAAAAGGTATCAAGGTCTTAAGTTTGTTCTTCATAGATCGTGTGGAAAAATATCGCAGTTACGATGCAGAAGGCCATGCTATCAAGGGTGAGTATGCCAGAATCTTTGAAGAGGAATACTCCCAGCTGATCAAGCGGGATGAATACCATACTATCTTCCAAGATGTGGATACTGATAGCCTTGCTGAAGAAGTTCATAATGGCTATTTTTCCATTGATAAAAAAGGTGGCTGGACAGATACTGAAGAGAATAATCAGACCAACAGAGATAACGCAGAACGTGCCTATAACTTGATCATGAAGGATAAAGAGAAGCTCCTCAGCTTTGAAACCAAGCTAAAGTTTATCTTTTCACATTCTGCGTTGAGAGAAGGTTGGGACAACCCCAATGTATTCCAGATCTGCGTCCTAAGGGAGATGGGCTCTGAACTTCAGAGAAGGCAAACCATTGGTAGAGGCTTGCGGCTATGCGTAAACCAAGCCGGAGAAAGAATTAGAGGTTTCGATATCAATACCCTCACTGTAATTGCTAATGAAGGGTATGAGTCATTCGCAGAGAACCTGCAGAAAGAGATTGAACAGGATATAGGTATCCGCTTCGGAATCGTTGAGAAGCACCAGTTTGCGACTCTGCACGTTCTTGATGATTCAGGGAACATCGCCCCGCTTGGAGTCGAGAAATCCGAAAGTATCTGGTCGTATCTATTGGCAAATAACTACATAGACCATAAGGGGAAAGTTCAGGATAAGCTGCGGACAGCCCTAAAGGATGGATCATTCGTTATACCTGACGAGTTCAAAGATCAACTCCCACAAGTTAAAGAGATACTGCGTAAACTGGCAGGCAAACTTGATGTAAAGAATGCTGATGATCGGAATCTGATCAAAATTAGGAAGGAAGTTTTATATAGCCCTGAGTTCAAGGAACTATGGGACAAGATAAAGCATAAAACTACATATAGAGTTCATTTCAACAATGATAAACTCATATCAGATTGCATCGAGGCAATAAAGAATATGCTACCCATTACCAGATCAAAGCTCGTATGGGATAAGGCTGGCATTGAGATCGGCAAAGGAGGGGTGAGCGCAACCCTCTCATCATCTTCTGCTCCAGAAACCATAGAAGAAGGTTGGGTGGCATTACCGGATGTGCTATCAGATCTCCAGGATAAAACAAGTTTGACCAGGAAAAGCATTGCCAAGATACTTCTGCAATGTGATAGGTTGATTGACTTCAAACGAAATCCCCAGAAGTTTATTGAATACTCTGTTGAGTGTATCAACAAAGCAAAGGGACTTGCGTTAGTAGATGGGATAAAATACCAGCGTATTGGTGATGACCATTTTTATGCCCAAGAGCTATTTGAAAACGAAGAGCTGTTTGGCTATTTGTCTCGCAATATGCTGGAATCAAAGAAGTCTCCGTATGAGTATGTAGTTTATGACTCTGCCACTGTGGAAAAGCCGTTTGCTGAAAGATTGGAGCAGAATGAAGCGGTTAAAGTGTTTGCCAAGCTACCCGGCTGGTTCACAGTTCCGACACCCTTGGGAAGTTATAATCCGGATTGGGCTGTTTTAGTAGAAACTGAAAAACACTTACGTTTATTTTTTGTGGTTGAGACTAAGGGTGATACCTTCCTAGATGTTCAGCGGCCATCAGAGAAAGGAAAAATCGCTTGTGGAGAGAAGCACTTTCAAGCCCTGGAAAATGATGTGGCTTTTTGTGTAGCCAATAGCTATGATTCTTTCGCAGAGCATTTGAACTGATTATGTCTTCATTCAGATATGCAGACAGGTTGAAATTCGAAGAACTCTTTAATATGGGTGGCGGATATGTCCTCTCTTTTAGCAATAGGACATTCAGAGATTTCTTCATCTCCACAGTAGACATAGATATTTATGATGGTTCATTTGCAGATAGTTCATTATCCAAAGCTAATCTTCTGAGAGCTTTTTGGGAAAAAGCTAATGACATGCAAATTGCCAAAGTTAATCAAGAGCTTCTAAGGACCTGGTGTAATAATACAAAAGTTAAAACCGATTCTGACATTTCCTTGTACAATGAGTGTGTTCTCATAAACAATAAGTTATCTGGTATCCCGCAGGTCAAGAATATTGATGCTTTACGCTCAATTGATGCCGATGAAAGTCTGGATGCAATTATTGCTGACATTAAACAAAACATAGAGAATAACAAACCCGAGTTAACCCTAGATCGACTGCATACTTATCTGGTTAACTATGGCAGAAAGCTCTGCGATAAACATGGGATAGGGTATACAGGAAATAACACTCTAAACTCATTGTTTGGGTCATATAATAAATGGTTGCACGATCATGAGTTATTGGAATCCAATATGTCGAGTAACATTATTGGTAGTATCGTAAAATTATTTGATGATTTCAATTATGTTAGGAATAATGAGAGTGCTGCTCACCCTAACCCCTTGCTAAACAAGATTGAGAGTTTGTTTATAGTAGATACTATCTGCAGTATGATAGAATTTATAAATAAAATAGAAGACGTTTTAGCTGGTTCGCTGACTCAGGATTCAGATCAAGAAGATATCATTCCATTCTAAAAATCTCTTTCGGATCAGATTATTTCAGTCGTTGTCCTACACTTCCAATGAAATGGTGGGAATGGTGTATGTGCTCCGGAGACACCTACCGGGTTCATCTCTGAGTCATATTCGATCTGATCGTCTTTGATCCAGGGTGCAACTGCTTTGATGTATTCCCGGGCATCATCCAGGCTGTTGGATTTGGTATCCAGAGCCATGAGATTATCCATCACTTCGAGGGCATCGTTAATGGGATAGATCTTATCCTGGGCTGCCAGAGCCCGGCAGATATCACTGGTGCGGTCATCCAGGATTACCACGAGCTTATAGTATCTGGCTTTGGCTTTCTTATATCCCTGTAACCTTCCGAACTCTCTTATACGGAGTGCGGTGTGCTCTGCAAGTCCCTGCCAGTAATGGGATGACCGATTGGCAAGATCATTGAACTGGTCTTTGAGCGTATCTGCAAGCATCTCTTTAGTATAACCTTGCTCTATGGCCTTAGATAGTGTATCAGCAAAGTTCTGCCGGACATCGGCTTCAAAGTGATTGCCGATCCAGAACAGTTGCTGTTTCTGGATGGTGGAAGAGAGATGCTGATCCTCAATGCCCCAGAGTCCGATACTGGTCTTGGTGGGTGCTTGCACTTGGACATCTTTCAATCCAAGTCGCACACAGCGGTCTATTATCGCTTTGGTGGGCTCATTGACGAGGGCTGTGAAGTCATCTCCCAACTGGGTATTGATGATGCCCATAAGCTTATCAATGGAGCCCTGGTTGAGTTTCTCTGACCTTGGCATATCACTCAGCATCTGGATGGCAAGTCTGGCAGCATCCTTGATCTCGGTTTTCCAGGCATTATTAAGGACCCGGTAATACTCCAACATGAGATTATCGTAGTAGTTCATCAGAAACTGAACCTCCGGACTTTCACTCTGTTTCTACCAATATCGTATTCAGAGAAGCGTTCCAAGCATCCGGCCAGAGCATCACAGCCATCTATATAGCCATCAGGATAGGTGAGGAACTGACTGATCAGGGTGGGAGTATCCTGCCCTTCAGGAAAGAGCACCTTGGCAGTCTCAATGATTGTCTCGGTTCTCTCAATGCGGAGGTTCTTGTTATCTTTGTTATCGATGCGCTTGATTCTGTGACTTATAGGAGGTAGATGATTATCCTGTGCCCATCTGTCAAAGTCAGCCAAGATGCGTCCCTGTCCGTAGGTGGTTTCTATTGCTGCTCTGGCCTTCACTCTGTAAGTGCGATCAAGCTCCTGATAGGCATCGTAGTAATATCTGAAGAACTTGGTGTTCTCAGTCTGCCGTATCCAGACGTGTATTACATAGAATCTGTTACCATCATAGCCTATGGAGATGATAGCCTTGAAACAACCCTTCTCTCCCCAAGCAGGATCGGCATATAGCCAGACCCGCTTCATCTGCGATGGTTCAGGCAGAGATCTATACTTGGTGAACCAGTTGTTCTTGAATATATTCCCTTCTATTACCGGCTGTCCCAGCATCTCTCTCTGATAACCTGTCATCCCAAACTTGGCTCGCAGGTTTGGAAGTGTAGCAGTGGGGTACTGAGCCTCCCAGGTGGACTTGCCCTGCTGATCTTCGAGCGAGAAGCGCATAATCGCTTTCTGATGCGTTTTCAGAACTGATTGAAGTGCAGTATCGACTTCCGGGTTATCGGCTCGTATTTCACTTAATATGAACTCCTGAAACTGGCAGATGGCATAGTTGGGATGCACCAGGTTACCGAGCCAGATGATTCTACCGCCACCCTCAGGTGCCAGAGCTCCGGCAAGCTCCTGGGAGATCTTCTCCATCCTACGCTTGCCGATGGACTGGTTACCCATGTTCTCTTCTTTGTCTATATCATCGCAGACGATCAGTCCAGGACGTTTGGCGGTCTTGGGATTGATGGTTCCACGATGGGATTGCTTGATACTTCTGGCTCTGATCCTGGCTTTATTCTTGAGATAGAAGTCCAGATCGAAGGCATCCATCGGCTGCAGCTCCGGATAGTCCATTGTGAGCCGCTTATTGTTCTGCAGCTCATGCAAAGTAAAAGCTGTCCGTTCCTGAGCCAGATCTATGTCTGCCGCAGTATGGATCACGTAGCGTTCGCCTTTGATGATCATCCAGATGGGATACACTACTCCCATAAGTACCGTTTTGCCCAGCCCACGAAAACCGGTAATGGCGATGATACCTGAGCCCTTATCCGTCTCATCGAACATAGTTTTATGAGCTGGGCAAAAAGGTAGTGGGAAAATATGTGGGAAATAGGTATGGCAGAAGAACGAGAAGGCATCCCAACCTGTTCCGGTAGTTCGTCTTATCCTCTCGGACTTGGCTTCGGGATTAACGTCTATAAAAGGCAAGACGGAGATCGTCTTGGATGCGATCTCCGCCAGTGCCTTGTTATGCCGCTGAATGAACTTCTTAGGCATAACCGGGTAACCCCCCGACGCCCAGGGGGGCGGGCGTCGGGGACCCGAAGGTCGGAGGACTGACCTTGTCGGGCTGTTGGCTTGGAGGGTATGCAGGGTAGGGAGGTTGATCTGTAGGCTTAGGCTGGGGAGGCCTTATATAGGATGCAGGAAGGCTAACCATTTCTCACT